GGGCAGTTCCTCCATATTGAAGAACCACACTATTCGGCAGGGAACTTCTGCTTCCCACAGGAATGAGTGCGTGTCCCTGTTCCAGAGCCTTCCATTCCTCACAACGGCGTCAACTCGAACATCGTCAGGTTCCACCCTAAGAGCGTTGGTGGGGGCCTTGATAACCCCGGGAAGCGGGTTCTCTGGGGTAAGGGGGAAGGCTTCGTCTGTGTTCCAATGCCAGCCCAGGGATTGAACCTGACGCGATACGCGCCGTAGAAGGTCCCTGGCCATTGCGGCGTCAATCAGGCCGGTGTCATTGAGGGTGGCTACCGGGGCCTCCCCGATAACGTCGAGCATCTGGTTTACCGCGTCTAGCTCGGTTGTGAGTGAGAGTGTTCCTGACATTTTCAGCGCAAAAAATGCCCCTCCAGAAGCTTGGGAGCTACCAGAGGGGCAAGGTTGAAAGAGAGAATTAAGAGAGAACCCGCAGGGGCCTTGAGGTTTCAGGTGAAGTTTGACTACACCTGAAACTAATTAGGCGTTGCGAAGCTCGACCGCGCACTCGGGGCGCAGGATACCATGACCGGCCAGATACTTTGCCACGATCAGGGTGGCCTGGACTTCCACCGAATAGGCGCCTTCCACCTGCAGGTCCATCAGCTTGAGAGTGCCGATGGCGGACGGGTGCATAACAAGCCCGAAGGTGTTTGTGAAGTTGCCCTGGTACTTGGTGTTGCCGGTCGTGATGTTCGTCGAGGGAAGGTTATTCGACTTCACGATTTCGATGCCGGAAACTTCCCACACCTTGCCGGTACGAACATCAGCTCCCGGGGCACCAGAGTAGTCGCGGTTGGGAACCACGGCGTCCAGGACCAGGCGGTAATACTGAGCCGGGCGCAGTACGCAGAAGCGCATATCTTCCGGGACGTTCTTTTCGTCGAGAGTCTGCGCGGCGGTGAACAAGGAGTCACGAAGGGCACCGGAGGCGTTGGTCGGCAGGTTAGCGCCGCCGTTGACCTGGGCGCCGCCCGGAAGGCCCGTGATGGTGGCCGTAGCGCGGGCCGCCAGGACACCGATCTGGAGCAAGTTACGGTCCATACGGCGGGACAGGGCGCGGCCAACCTCAGTCGAGTAGATCGAGCGGACATCGTAGTGGCTCATCGCCTCGTCAATGTTGGCGATGGATACGTCGCTCACCAGCAAGCCGTCAATCGTGATGATTCGCTCGGCATGGGAGATAGCGCGGCCCGTCAGGCGGGTGCCGGGGGTGTGATCGTAGGCGTCAGCCAGGCCGGAAGCCGGGAACTGAGCGGAGCGGCCATGCGGGATAGTACGGACAGTATGACGCGGAAGCATCACATTGGCCACGTCGAAGGCCGTCATGACCTCGCCAGAGAACACGTTGAGGAACATAGCGTCCGCCGCGCCAGAACCGTTGATCTGGCCGAGACGGGACGGAGTATAGTTAGACATAGAGGCAGTCTCTCGTTTTGCGTGAGGGGGTTCAAAGAAAAGGAACCGTCAGACTCTCCTATCTCACACGAACACGCCGCTCGGTTGTCGCTTAGGGAACCCCTCAGGGAACCTTTAGCGGCCTCGGGAGGGACGCGGGGACGGAGGGCTGCCGTCGCCCCACTAAGGGCGGCTGACGCTGCTCACGATTGAAAACGAGTAGAGCAAGGACCGCCCAGGATTTCTCCCAAGCGGCCCTTGAGCCCACGGCAAGCCGTAGGTGGGTGTTGTTTTTCTGGGACTCAGAAGCGGACGTTAATGTCCGGGAGGTCCACAGTAAGCGGCGCAGGCTCGGCCTTATTCGGGGCCACCTGCTTCGCCTTGCCGGTCACAATACCGGCGACAATCTCGATACCCCGATAGACCAGGCCGACAACGGTGTCGTCCCGTGGGGTGGGGGTGAGATTGACAATCAGGGTGGCCAGGGCCTGAGTTCCCAGGACGGCCAAGAGGATCGGTTCCAAGTTAGCGATGATCCATTCCATTGATCGGGGCTCCTATATTCAGCCGACGACTTTGACGTTGAAAATCCCGGAGCGGAGCTTTGCTTCCACTTCGGCTCGGTAGGCCGGGTCCTTACCGTAGCGGGGGTCCCGCATGGCTTGGATAACCTCGGATGAACTTTTGAAGCCAGTAGAGGCGTCAGCCGACTCCCCGCCCACCAGGTTTGGATTGCGGCCCACGGCTGCCTGATACTTCGCAGCCAGGCCCCTCAAGGCCAGCTTTGCGACCTCCAGGGAGCCCGTTTGGGTCGCATCGTTGAACGCCTTGATTTCATTCGGCGTCAGCTTTCCACGAGCCCAATTCGCAATCTTGGCGAACTCGTCCGGACCCCCGACTTCGGCGTACAGGGCAGCCGCTTGCTGCTGAACAACCGCCGCCTGTCCCGCCGCGAAAGCGTCCACGAACTTCTTGTCCAGGCCAAGCTTCTCGGCCTTCTGGTAGGTCTCCTCGGAGACTTTGCCGGAAGTCAAGAACTCGTTGGCGATGGCGTCCGCGTCCAGGCCAGCCCGGGAAACCGCCAGGGTCTCCTCTGGGGTCGGCACGGTTTTCGAAGGCTGACCTACGGGAGGAGCTTTACCGGCCTCGATTGCGTCCGTTTTGGCGGAACTGCCCAGCTTCTTTTCAAGCTGGCTATAGGCTTCGGCAAGCTGCTCTGGGCTATTGAACTTCTCGGGGAGCCAAGCGGGGCGCTCCGGAGGCGTGGACTGTTGGGTTTGTCCTTGGGGCGCAGGTTCAGGCGTAGTTGACTGCACCTGAGCGGGGGCCGCCCCTGTCGGGGTTTCTTCCGCCATGATCAGTACTGCGTCACCGTGATCCCGGGAATTCCGGTTTCGTACACCTTACCGGCAGCCTTACCGGCGCGGGCGTCCTCTGACACGTCCGGCTCTGGCGTTACGATGGTCCCTGGTTGGGGCGTCGGGGCAGGACCTTCCGGGACGGCCTGCCAGTCGCCAGCCTTCTCGGTCTTCGCCCGGGCTTCCTCATTGGCGGCCTTGCGGAGCAATTCGGCTTCACGCTTGGCGGAGGCGATAATGGCTTCCGCCTGGGCCTGGGCCTCTGCTACCGGATCAACCTCCGAGGGCGCTTCAACCGGATTAACCTCCGGGGCCGCTTCAACCGGCGCTTCTGGGGTTTCTGTCACTTTCGACTTTTCCTTACTGCGGGGCACTATTGGCCTCCTGAGGTTGCTGTTGTTGCTGTTGTTGGGCCTGCGCTGCCCGGGCCTGGATCACATTTGGTCCGAGCTTTTCGACCATTGCAGCCTGCCGGGCCGCGTCCTGCTCTTGCTTTAGCTGGTCCTTGGTCTTGATCAGGTCCTTGGAATCGATAGACAGGGACGTGGCAATGCGGCGCACGGCCTCGTCAGAGTTGATCACCTGTAGGCCGTTTGGCCCCAACAGGCCCTGTACAGCGTCGGCAAAGAGCATCAGGCGGTTAAGCTCGTGGTTTCTGCCGAGGGCCGGAAGGCCGGTGACAACGGCTGGCTTAACGGAATCCGGGAGGACCGGGACGCGGTTCTCACGCTGGAGCCGTGCCAGGAGGCTGCTAACCAGCGGGCGCTGGAGTTCCTGGGCAAGAAGGGCATACACGCCGCCCAGGGCGTCTTCTAGTTCAGAGGCCAGAAGGCGGATTTCCTCTGCGGTCACTCGCTCAGCATTGCGCTGGACAGAGCGGGTCATGAGGAAGCTCGCGCTCAAGCGGCGCTCGATTGTGGCTGATTGCTGAAAAGCCACGGATAGGTCAGCCGCCTTCTGAACCTGGAGGGCTGTTACGTCCTCGGCCCTTCCCGGGACGACGCCTAGATTGGGGGCCTTCGCTACGTCCTCCGCCCGCGTCAAGCCTGTCGGGTTGACGAAGAACAGAATCTTTGCGGACGCCGCAGCGGCCTCGACCATGGCCCCGCTGAGCCCCTCCATGGATCGCAGGTCCCCATAACAGTCGTCAACGTGGGACCGTCCGTAGTCTTCTCCGTCAACCTTCACCCACCTCAAGGGGATGAACGGGCAGGAGTCTTTCGGGTACGAGCCCTCTGACCCCGGGACAACCTCCCCGCCGACCTCTTGATGAACCAGGAACTCGCCATTCTTTCGGCGCAGCCAGGTGTAAATATCGAGGTAGCTGGAGGCGTCTTTACGATTGGATTCCGGGACCTTGTGCTTTACGGCCTGGAGGAACTTTTCGGGAAGAACGAGGGGGCTCACCCGCTCGTGAATGATGATCTCCACAACGTCCCCCGACGGGTCCCGTTTGACCACGAAGCGGTCCATGCGGTGTCCCTTTAGGTTCCCGTTGTCGAGTACCCGGATAAGGTAGTTTCCGGTTACGATCAGGTGCTTGAGGGTCTCCCCGATAGTGACCCTCAGGCTGGAAGTCTCAGCATCAGTGAGGACTTCCTTTTCAATCCGCGCCAGACCCTCCTCAATCTTGCTCTTGAGTTGCTCTGGGTTGGCGCCCTTAGCCACCTCCGCGTCCACCGCGCTCGGCGGAATGAGAAAGCGGAAGAAGCTCTGGTTTGGCGGAAATAGGGCAAGAAGAAGCTTGGCAGACAGGTTGTTCGTCCCCTGACTGCCGACGCTTTGATACGGCTTCACCAGTTCCGTGCTGCCTGAGCTACCCTCGGGGGGAAGTAGGGCCGGGATGGTGAGCTTGGCGTTGTCTCTTGCTCGTTCCAAGTAGGGGGAACGGGAGGTCTTTAGCTCGTCGTATCTCTTTGAGGCCCTGTTGTTTTCCCCCGGAGAGGAGACCATGGGCGGTCTTACCCTCGGGGGACGTTAAGGCCGCCGCCCGCAGATCCGCCAGAGCTTGCCTGGAGGTCAATGCGTAGGCCCCTTCGGCCTCGGCGGAGGGCGTCAATGTTCTCCTCGTCGTCGGGAGTGTCCGAGGAGATTTGTGGGGCGTCCGTTTGGGCCAATCCTTGCGGAGTGGCGGACGGGCGGTTTGCCGCTTGGGCTGCGAGGTCAGCAAAGCGGGCCAGGGTCTCCTGCTGTGAAGCCTGAAACGCCCGGCGCTCCTCCTCCAAGCGGGCCTGCTGTGCGGCCAAGGCAGCACGAGTTTCGGCAATCGCCTCCTCTGCTGCCGGGTCGCGGAACGAAACAGGCTGTTTGGGTTGAATCCCTAGAGCTTTTTTGAAATTGAAGACACGGTACTCCCGTTAGGGTTTTCTTGCTGGGCCTTGAACTCCGCAGCCAGATATTCAACGAGGGACCGACGCCCGGCGTTATACCAGACTTGTCGGTCACTGTCGGTTAGCTTGGGGGGCTCCGGAGGAACAAGGGATTCCAGGGCTTTGATAAGCTCCGGGGAAATAACAGGTAGCGGCATCGTATATCTTTCGTGTGCCCCCGGTTTGGTTCCTGGGGAAGGGGCGGGTAATTGCCCCCTACAGGGTCTCGATCAGGGTTGCCTTGTCGGCGCCAGCAGCAACCGCCTTGTTACGGCGGACGCACTCAAGCTCAATCTCAAGATACCGGATGGCTTTCTTGAGGTCCTGCTCAAGGCTGTCCTTGTGGCCAGCCCGGGCGATGTACTTCACGGCGTTGCCGAGATTGAAGCCAAGCTTCCAGGCATTGATAACCGTGATCGGTTCCGGCCAGAGGCGGGCGTAGTGGTTTGGGCGGAACACGGCGTCGGGCTTTTCAGGTGTAGTCGGCTGCAGCTGGGGGGCCGGTGCCGGAGCCGGGGCGAAACGCCACGCGAAAAACCCTCCAACGGTTGACCGCGGTAGAAGATGGACGAAAGATGTGGTAACATAGTCAACCTGGACTCTATCGCCCTTCTTTAGTCCCAGCTTTTCGAGGCCGTCGCACATCACCACAACCTCTACCCAATCCCCCGCCTTAAAATCTGATGGATTAAAGTTGGTCATGGGGGGCTTCGTTTCTGACGCTGTTGGGGGAGCGTTTGCCCCACTCTCCCGCATTTCTCGGAATGTGTCTCTATCCATGGTCTTCTGGTCCTCTTTCACTTAAAATGCTCAGGAGGAACCCAGGGGATCGCCCGCTTTTTGCTGAAGTCATAGTCTTGGTGGTGAAGAATCCGGGCCACCCGGGCCTGGACAAGGGCGTCGTCTTCGGTCATCCAGGCGCTCTCATAGACAGAGACCACGACTTCCCACGGGGTCCCCGGTGGGCCTGGCTCCCAACGCATTTCAGATTGACCCTTTCGGGGGCCGCGACTGATCACATGCTCCCGGGGGATCAAGACAAGGCCCTCGTCGAGAACCGACTTGGCCCGTTCCATGCCCCATCCAGGGACCCCGGGGTATCCGTCCGTGGCGTCCCCCGCGATTGTCTGGAGCATGTGGAACCTGGCGGCCTCCTCGGGAGTGACCGTCACGATCTCAAGGTCCTCATTGTCCTTGGTCGTGCGGAGGAACTCGCCGGGGACCGTAAAGAAGTCCTTGTCCGCTGAGACAATGATCTTCCGACCAGGAACGAGAGTCGGGTGTGTGGCCAGGATACCCAGCACGTCGTCCCCCTCAAGGCGGGGCCTCAAGAAGCACTCGTAGGCTTCCATCAGGTGATCCCGCATGGAGTGGAGGCAGATGGGCTTGCGGACGTTCTTTCGGTGGGCCTTGTAGGTGGGCCAGATGTCGAGGCGCCAGTTGGCCTCCTGGTCTGTCAGGGCTACAATCACGCGGTCTGCTTTGAGGGCTTCCGCCCACTTACCGATGGCGGAGTCAACCGCGTCCTTACCCTCTGCGGAGCAGGAGTGAAGGGTCCAGAGGCCGTCCCCCCAATTTACCGGGCGCTCAATGGAGGCGGCCACCTTGTAGGCCACTACGTCCCCGTCAACGAGAAGCGTGGTGGTCACTTGTAGATAACCTTGCGAAGGACGCGGCGCCACCACTCGGGCTCAGCGCCCGGGCCAACCAGCCCGTGATAATCGCAGTAACAACCTCGCCAAGGCTCCTGCCCAACGCAGCACTCGCACTCGTAGGGGGGATACGCTAGGGCTTGGAGTCGAAAGCGCAAGCTTAGAGGAAGGGACCTATAGAAGCGGCGCATCACTTCTCCACCTTCACAACGGGATCGCCCTGGTGCGCCCCGACGATCTTCCCGATAAACGTGGGGTTGTCCCGAATGATCTGCGCCAGGGCGGCCCCGATGTGCTGGGCTACCTGCTCCTCAGTGGCCTTCGGGGGGAGCCCGTAGGCGTACCAAGCGGCGTGGATCACCTCGTGGATCAGCGTTTCCGCTTGGTGATCCGCAGGGACCCCAGGGTAAATGGCAATGATTCCGGAGTTGGCCTGGGTGTACCCAATGTTCTCCCCACTCTCGTACTCAGCTTGTGACATGGGGACCACGGAAAACGTCCGGGCCGCGATCTTTAACTTCACGAGTTCCTCATTCTGTTGGTTTCTCGGCGTTTCAGTCCCCGGAGGAAACTGAGGGCCTGCTTGGGTTTCAGCTTGAACCACTCGCCCCGGCTCCGGTATTCGTGAAGAAGCTTGTGGGCTACCTTCTCGGCCCGCTGGGCATCGGAGAAGTTGACTGCACCTGAAAGTCGAAAGCGGGCCGTGGGGGACCAGGTGTTAGCGGCATTGAGGCGCCGCCGTGGGTCCTTGGCCAGGCCGATCTTTGACTGGAACGGGTAGTCTGGGTGGTAAATGACGTAGAGGTAGGCTTGCCTGGGGGAGCTAGTGTGTTTCACTCCAGTTCTTTCCAATTTGATACTGACCGGCCAGAGGACACCTGAACCCGAAAGCCTCACCAGCTAGGCGGATACTGTCGGCTGCCGTTTTCCCGATTGTCTCGGCCCAATCCGGGGTCGCCTCGATCTGGAACTCGTCGTGGACATTGGCGACGAACTCGTAGTCGTGCCCGGGGGTGAGACGGCGATGCAGCTTGAGGGAGTTATCGAGCAAAACGAGGGCCTTTTTCATTATCAAGGCCCCTGCCGATTGGAGGAGGGTGTTCAGGGCGGCGTGGTCAGAACGGACGAACAGTAGCCGCTTGTCCAGGCCGACAAGAAAGTTCTTCTCTTTGGCGCGAGACTTCACGGCGTCCGTCAGGCTACCCAGGGCGGGCAGATTGACGAGGAACCTGGCGCGGGACCTCTTGCCTTCCCGACGCGCTGACTCCCCGGCAGGCTTGCCAAGGATCGTTCCGAGCTTCTCGTCCCCCGCCCCATAGATGAAGGCGTAGAACCAGACCTTAGCAATGTCGCGGCCCGTGGGGTTTCCCCCGGCGACCTCGTAGCGCTGCTTTGGGTCGAGCCCAAGAGCCCGAGCGTTGACGGAGTGAATGTCGGTCCCGTCCTCTTTCTTGCCTTCTAGGACGACCTGGACATACTCGCCGTCGTCATACCGGGCCATGAAGTGAGCCAGGCACCGAAGCTCCAGCGCATCCGCATCGCAGCCGATAATGACTTTCCCTTCCGGAGCCCGGAACAGTGCCCGACACTCTTTCCCGTAGGGGGAGCCCCCGCTTGGCACCTGCGCCATGTTGGGGGTCGAGTGCGTCATGCGCCCGGTGACTGCCCCGTTTGGGTTCACCCGGCCATGGATACGCCCGTCCTTTCCTACATGCTTTAGCCAGGCTTCCTTCCCCTCCGCCAGTTGCCCTAGGCGCTTCTCTAGCATCAGGTAGGTAGCTAGGGGCTTGGCCTCCGGGTATGGAAGCTGAGACAGGATGGAGTCGTCCACCTTCGGCTTACCGCCGTCGGTGAAATCCGTGGGCTTCCAGCCGAGCATCTGGAGACGCTTGGCGATGTGATCCCTGGATGCGGGATTGAACTCCTCGATCCGGATTTTCTCTGTCGGGACCCCCTTCTGGTATCCCAGCTTCTTGCTGTTGACCTTTGGGGTGAACGGGGTCCGGATTTCGAGGGTCGGGAAAACCTTGAGGAGGTCCGCTTCAATGTCCGCTTTCTTTTGGACAAGGGTTGCATGTAGGGCAACGGCAGATTCCACGTCAAAGGCAAATCCGTGGGCCTCCTGGCGATAGATTATGTCCGCTACCGCGTGTTCCAGGTCGAAGCTCTCCGGGCTCCAGTTCTCCCGGGCGATCCTGTGCCAGAGCTTGAACAGGACCTCAACGTCCTGGATCATGTACTCGTGCATTTCCGGGGACCAGAACTCCCAGCCCCCGTCATAGTCGCCCTTGTATTCCCCCAGGCGATACCCGAAGGCTTCCAGGGAGTGCCTCCCGATCAGGTTCCCAGGGAGATTCCCGGCCCTGTTCAGAGCAAAGTCCCGGTCCTGTAGGCGGTCCTTCGGCCACACCACGCGGGACATTACGAGGGTGTCCATGACGCGGCCCTTAGGCTTCCAGCCGGGATAGACCTTCTGTATTGCCGGAAGGTCAAACCCGAGGGCGTTGTGGGCCACGATCACGTCGGCTACTTCAAGGCAAAACAGCCCCTGAATAATCGGTAGATGTCCCGGCTGGTCCGCGAAGCTCGCGGTTGCTCCAGAGTCCGCATTCTTGATGGCTATGCAGTGGATTTTATCTAGGTCCTGGAGTAGTCCGTTAGTCTCGATGTCGAAAAGTATTGTCGTCATTCGGCCTCTCGTTGGAGACCGCACGGGGACCGGCTAGGGCCTCAATGCAGTCGGTAGAAAATGTGCTTCCCGAACATGGCAACCGCCTTCCTCCCCTCGGCCCAATCCGGGTCAGCCTCTACGCTGTGGTAATGGTCGGCGCCGCGTGTAATGTCAGGCCAGTGCTCGTCTGGAACGGAAGGGGGATCAACAAAATCCCGGGCGATTGCTTTGGCGTTCACAAACCCGGGGAACTTCCGCCAGTCGCCAAACTCGGGGATTGCGTTGAGAAGCTTTCGGTTTGGATCGTTGTCGTTCCAGCAGGAGAACTGGAACGGGGCCAGGCACACGCCCTTCCATCCGGTCCCCCACCAGCGAATCCTCGGGTGCTGGACTCGATTACGAATGACGCAAGCCACCGCGAGCATCCCCCGAATATCGTCGCCACGGGCTTCCCCGTAGATGGTCTTGGCCACGACCATAGTATCGCTAATTGTCTCGCTCATGCGTTCCTCACAACAATCCTGGGTTTCGGTAGGGTTTTCCGGAGGGAGGCGATCTGGTTCTGGAGGCGTTGAACCTCCAGAGCGGCCTCGTGTTTGTCCGGAGGGAGGTTTGCTCGGGACCTCGCCAGGGCGTCATGAAGCGCCTGGAGCTTTGTCATTTTGATCCCGAGGTCACGGGTCTCAGCCTCAGACATGGTAAGTCTTTGGCTCGGGTTCTGGCGGGGTTATTTCAGGTGCAGTGAACTCCGCCCGAACCCAAAGATGCACGGCCAGGAGGACCCCTATCGCCGCTATGGATAGGCCGACAACCGCCAAGTCAGACCTCGCTACCGTTCATCCGCATGGAGAACGCCTGGGCTGTCTTGAGGGTCTCGCCAAGGCTGTGTAGGACCGCCTCCACCTCCTCCACGGCCTCTTTGGCTTGCTGGCAGGCGACGGCAGCGTCACATAGCTGGTCGTGACAGGCGTCCAATAGGGCGGCCTGTTGGGGGAACAATAGGCGGAACAGAAAGTCCCCAATGCGGGATCGAATGGACATGCTAAAACTCCGGGTTGTCGTCTTCT